AGGAACCTTTAGTTATTGCTAACTAATCAAACCCTTTTAACGTCCCCGGATAAATAAGAATGGAAATATATATTTCCGCTTCCGTCTCTACCCAAGAACAATTTCAACCCACTAAGGAGTGGTTGATTTCCTGTTCCACCTAATAACTACCTGGATTATATGTCCAGTTAGGTCGCATTCGTTTCATTGAAAGTAGAACCTTAATTACTTTCAACGGCGAATCTTTCCTTTGGGTGTTCTCCATTGATCCCTCAGATTTAGCAATTGCTCTATCTAAGATTAAACCAAGTTCATTAACACGATCCAAATCATCAAGTGATAAAATCAATTGATCAATTTCAACCGTATGGTATGACTGGTTACCTAAATTTTTATTCAAAATGTCAAACTTATTTCTAAGAAGACTATATAAGAATAACCAACCTCCATTAATTACTTGTTCACTATCAGATCACAAAGGATCGAAGTTATAAGTAAAAACATGAGAGAATTGTTTTAAAAAAGGCTCAGAGGTTACCAATATTTTAGACGCTAGTTCCATGGCCATAACATCGCTAGACCTTGGTTGACCAAAGTTTGATTTAAAACTGTGGACCAACAGAGGCTTAGACAACGCTATTTTGAGTCAGGCAGACTCAGTCTTAAAAAGTTTTTTAAGCTTCTCACTACTAAGAACACCCGGAGCTTTATCTTTAAGAATATTACCTATACAAACTTTGACAAAATCAAGGTTAGCATTAAGTAATATTGCCTTATAAAACTTTTTACCCGGATTATCCAGATCATATAAACTCTGGAAAACCGTTACCATTGAAACTTTCTTGGAAGAAGCAAACATAGATCAAAGAGCCAGCAAGGAGAAACTAACATCTCCCGGAGAGCTCTTCTTATGTTTACTAACTTTTGTAAACCAATTAACCCATGATTTAGAGCAAATATTTCTTTGAAGTAACGCAAAGAGTATATTAACTCGACCCATCATGGAATTTTGGCTTATAAAAGCTTTCCAAGGTAGCGCTGATACATCCTTACCACTTAGACCGGTTACCTTGGCAAATTCGAAGGCTGATCGGTCCGATATTACACTTTTCGATAAATTTATTTCAACCCCTAGTTTAGACATAATGTCTAAATAAGAAGTTGCTACATCCTTATCAAAAAGAACAATATCATCCCCTAACAACTCGTAATTATCATATCAAGTTCCGCTAGAGCGAACTCGACGATAAGCAAGTTGGACTATTAGGTGATGGGTAACCGCAAGCATGGCCCAGCTTGAGAGAGCCCCCATAGGTTGCCCCACAGAGTATCTCAAAAGCTTGACCTCACCTCCAGTTTTAAGGACGTAATCCCGATCCACTAACAATGATTTCCAAGCTTGGGATACAAGAGGGCCAAAAAAGGCTTCTAATATCTTAACCTGAATATCAATAGGTAGACGATCGGTTGCAGCACTTAGGTCATAACCAAAAGACAACTTCGACTGCTCGGCTTTAGTAAAGCAACGCTTTACTGCGGCTAGCTGGTCAAAAGTAGAATCATTTGGTAAAGACTTTAGGAAGGAAAAAAGAGAATCATGAATTGGTTTACATATGGACTGAGTCCATATATCTACCAATGCAAAGACTCTAATCTTACCTGCAGCTTCCTCTTTGAGGGAGAGTTGTCCCAAATGAATAGGGATATCTCCATTTTTTTCTTTTATGAAAGAACTGAAGGCACCCAAACTACCCATCACCCCTTTTAGTAGGGAGACCCTTTCAAACATAAGTAAACTAGTCTTATAGCTTAAAAGAAGTCGGGACAAACCCAACTCATTAGCAATAGTCTCAAAGTGCTTATAGAGACCTAACTCGTTTAGAAGATAGGCATCCATAAAACAACCAATTCAACTACTACGGTGAGTTGGAGAAGCTTTTTCAATTAATAGCATGTCAACTGAATCTTCATGAATAGGACCCAGTCTATACCGATACTGTAAAGCAATAAGCTTTAACTCATCAGATATAGAGAGGATATTATCATAAGGAACAGTCAAGGCATCTGTTATAGTCCCTAGTTTCAGGAGACCAGGTACCCTGATAACACGGTAGATGGAAAACAAAGTTAACCATCACCTTATTACAGACGGACTTCCAGCAGCTATCAGTTTACGGTCCACATATGGTATAACCATAGGTAGACCTCGACTGTCTAGACGACGGAAGGGTAAATCCCCCCCAACTTCTCTAAGAGAGGTTAGTGGAGTACCTGCTATAAATTTTTGCACTGCCAATTGGCTAGCTTTTAGATATTTCACAACAAACATTGACCCATGTCTTCTACGAAGACTAAGTAAATGTTTAGCGAAATTACCCATAGTTTTTAAGCGTGAAGTGAACTTTACTTTTTTAGCAGGGAAGGAAGCAGACAATAGTCTCCATCCTAACCGGCGAAAAAGCACTGGCAACTCAAAAGAGTTGTCAAGAGAAACCATTCCACCTGAACACATGATGTCCTTGAAAGCCTTTGTGATTGAGAAAAAAATAATCTTATCACTAGGACCTCTAACCTTTTCCTTTGGTATCGTTTTTGAGATAGACCTAATGGAGTTTAAACTCCTAGTTGATTTCTTGAGGACTTTAATATTTTTAAAAATCATAAATTATTAATTATATTAAACCAACAAGAACTTAAACAAGCTATCATAAAAAACAGGGTCGTACCGGAGCCAGAGTTCGTTAGAACCCACTTCGCAGTACTTGACCAATATAACCCATTTGCCGTATCAAACTACTATTAAAAATAATAGATGACCTAAGCAATGCCCCAAGAAACCCAGCTACGTCTGGTAGAGCTCAAACAGACCTATAAGGACCTTAGTCCAGATAGGCAGATTTGTAGATATCCATTACATAACCTAGTGTTATATCGTCCCCATCCTTTATATAACTTCCATCAAGTTAAAAGAAAGGATTTTCATTAGCCCAACTCAGAAGATATGCTTAAAAGAATTAAAAAAACTTTGAAACAATCTTCATAATGAGTTAATAAAAATTGGAAGCAACATATGGGTATAGAATTCCGCTGTTCTTCGTAAGAAGACCGGCAGGCTCTAAGCCTCTTATGCTCCTACCAGCTGGTTTTTGGAATAATTTGACTTATTTCGAAAACCAAAAGGTAGTAGATGCAACCAATACATTAGTACTGATAGGGAGCAATCCGAAAGGATTCTCTATCACTAATACCAATGTTGACTTGGCTACTGTCAATGTTGTTTATGAGTATTACTCACAAACGGTTATGCAGCCTTCATAAGGC